GGTGACTCGTCCGCTTGTTAGGTGCTATAAATTGAATCGTCATTTCCTCTCCCTTACAAATCTCCGGCCGTCCATCGGCATCGTCTCAATCGGCTTCAGATACTTAGGATCCATCCGGTAGCAGGGTGTGTCCCAGTTAGCCTGCCAAACCAAATGTGGCGCGGCCTCCTTGCCAAAAATCCACCCCATGAGCTTTGCCGTGAAGCCGTTGAACCGGACGTGCGTCATCAGCTTCTCATCGTGCTGCTGCGACTCGTAAACCAGTAAGCCAGAATAAGGATTCGCAGAGGCTTTCACCTCGCACAACCCAGACAAATCCGCGCTCTCATAGTCTCCCAAAGTCGGCTCCCAGGGAACCCCCAGGTGACGAGATAGGGCCAGCTCTGCCATGCCACCCAAAACGTAGTGGCCAAAGATCGTGCCCCATTCGCGCTTGCTCGTCCCACCGTGATGCTTCTTCGCTCCCACCGCATCCGCATACCATACCTGCTCCACCGCATGACACGCACAACGGTAGACTTCCAGCTTCTCTAACTTTATCTCAGTCATGAATAAAGATCCCCCTCCCAGTTAGGTCCAATGAGCGATTGTCCTGCCGTCAATCAAGCCAGCTAAGACCTACTCATGCTTGCCCACGCTCGCGCGTATGGACCCTTCCAGGAGGGAGAAAATTGTTGGCCAAGCCTTGCCGCGCCTTGCCCGGCCCTGCCACGCCTAGCCGCGCCTAGCCAGCCATGCCACACCTTGCCCGGACTAGCCTTGCCTTGCCCAGCCGTGCCTTGCCTGCCATGCCGTGCTGAACCCTGCCTTGCCCAGCCGAACCTTGCCTGCCATGCCCTGCCATGCCCGGACGAGCCTTGCCGTGCCCGGCCGCGCCTAGCCTGCCTTGCCGTGCCAAGCCCGGCCTGGCCGTGTCTTGCCCAGCCCAGCCTGCCATGCCATGTTGTGCCCGGCCATGCCTCTCCGTGCCTAGCCTGGCCCGGCCAAGCCTTGCCTGCCGTGCCGAGCCAGGCCGTGCCACTCCAGGCCATGCCTGCCTTGAAGCTATGCCGCAGCAACGTCATCGATCGCACTAAATACTACGGCCAACTCTGAGAGACCCGCATACCTCGAACGGAATGCAGCCAAATCCCGGATCGCGCGCCCAATCAACCGGTCACGCTCAAGAGGATCCGATAAAATGTCCTCAGTCGTCCGGTAAGAGCGCTGTGGAATCCCCAACTTAACCACCTGGTCCTTCGTCGCAACACGTAACTCATACTGACGAGCCTCAACATTCGGCGCCTCCTCACGGACAACATGAAGCGAACGAATCATCGTGCGAGCAGTATACTTCCGGTGCTCGTGAGCCGCGATCGAATCACTCCACTCAAACTCCTCGTGGATCGGAGACTCCTCCTTCTCAGCCTCCTCCACAACCCCGTCAGCAGTGATCGATCCATCGTTCTCCTCGCGAATCTTCTCAAGGCAATCAAGCGCTACATCCGCTCCCACCTTGAACCTCGCTCCCCCAGCCCACTTTACAGACTCAATCTTGCTCACGATGCAGGCTCGTCAATCGTTTCACTCCCAGGGTCCACCTCAAAGGTGCCATTCTCCCCGTTCTTCTCAGGGCGCCACTCACCAATCCCTACCGAAAATCCAGCACGGTTCATCAAGTTTACAACATCCCCAATCGTCAGTAAGTCAGCATCATAAACAAACGAGATCTTCGCACCCCACTCAGCAAATTCCGGCCGGTAACGGAGGTCCGTCTGGTTAATCCCAACCCGAGCAATGTCCTCGCGCAACGTCGGCTCGCAACACTCCATCGGAATCAAACCAGCCGTGCGAAAACGAAGGGCCTTACGCACCGTCGTCCTAGCCAACCCAGTGTCCCTATGCGCTGCCTCAATCATCGCGGCCTTCACGGCCATCGCAGGGATCCCATACCCACCGTCCTCACACCAATAAGTCGCAGCCAAACCCTCTGCCTCAGGTTTGCGCGCAACCCTAGGGATCTTCCTCCGCTCAGCCGCGGTCAGTCGTAGCATCTCCCTCGACTTCTCATCCCAGGAATGCTGGATCAAAGGAGCAGTCCCCCGGATAGGTACCGTCGCTCGGCGCAGGTTCATCGCTTTAATCAACAACCCTCGCTTGCTCGTCGTTCCACTCTTCTTCTTCTTTTTGGTGTCCACCTTCATTGTATCGTTTTTTATGTTTCAGAAATTACTTGAGTCCCGGGTGTTGCTAATAGGTGCCATGAAACCCGTCACGGGATCTCCCCGTGCCCCATTCCCGGAACTCATAGAAATTACACATCAATCACCTTCCCGTCCTTCTCACTCACCTCCACGCGCGCTGCCTCAATTGCCTGACGAGCATCCTCCAAACTTACCTTGTGCTCATGCGTAACATGAACAGCACTCTCACCCTGGATCACTCGCTGCTTGTCAGTCGCAATCCCATAACCAAGCGACAAATCCTTGATCGAACACTTGTCCAGTTGTCCCTCGTCATCCAAAACTCGCTCCAACTTCCTCTCCAACGCATCAGCAGCTTTGAGCTGAATCTGCGTTGCCTTCAAACTCCGATGAACCCGCGTGGCCGTCACAATCTCGTGATGCCTCCGCTTTAAAGCCCGAATAGCATCAAAACTCGTCCCCACGTCCCGGATAATCGTCCGCTCAGGAACCCCACGGCACACAGCAGCCAGAATCGCACTCGCTCGCTCAGGATCCTTAGCCTCCATAAGCGATAAACCCTGCCCCTTCGACCGGTTCTTAGCCGCAACAAACTCCACGCTGTCAGCTATCTGCTGCGCCAACTTTACGTCGTCGTCTTTCCCAGGTTGAGCCAAACCAGCCATCGTTTGTTTCCATTTTTCCCTCCCTTTTTTAAAGAGGAACACTTTTCTGGTACTTTCTTACACCCTCCTGTCCGCTCCTGCTGGACTCCTCTCCCCTCAATGCCCCTGTCAACCTTGCGCCGCATTTATTACAAATCCGGCGCATAGAGGTTCCCCCACCTGCCGTGGATACCTAGCACACGCTCTAGCACACGCTCTAGCACACGCTCTAGCACACGCTCTAGCACACGCTCTAGCGCGCGCTACAGCTCCTCAATCCCTGTCACCTATGGAAGCTCGCAGAAGACCAATCTCCTTCTCCAAGGTATCCAAGGCTCGCAACCTCGCTTCCTTGTCATCGTCCACCCCATCCACGTGAAAAGCTCCAATCTCCTTCACAATCTCTGCCCAGCTCACCCGCTTCTCAACAAAGCAGTTATCGTCCAACTGCTCTACCGCTAACCACAAGCCCCCCTCCTCAGCAAGGACACTCATCCGGGGCGCCTGGTCGAAGATCACCACGTTCTCCTCGCTCGCTCCCTCCAAGAGATGCATAGCGGCATGCTCCGCATCCTGTAGCCTCTTCAAAAGCAATACCAGGCTCTTCTGGTGCTTCCCGCTGCGCTGTATCTCCATCTCCACTGTGCTCATATCCCACCTCTGACAAACCCCCCCGCAAACCGCAAGAGGAATGTCCCCCTATGTCAAAACCCACTTTCACCAATTTTTTGGATGTGGGGAAGACCGGTTCAGAAAGGGCCCGGCCGCGCCAGGCCGACCCCCTCCCCCCCTATAACTTCACACAATGTATCTAATGCAGACTCCAAGTCGGAAGTCGTTGCTGCTTAGGTAGTTGATGTGGATTTGGGGCATATGCTGCCACTGATACTCAATGAGTTATGACGTGGGAATTACAGCCTGGGGACCTGAAATAGGTGTTTTGACGAAAAAAGACAAATGCTGAGAGGTTATTGAGACACGGTTGCACCGTGTGAGACCGGCCTGTTTGGGGCTTACTTGGGACCGACTGGGGGGCTCTATGGGGGGCTAGGGCCGTCTATGGCTCACATGGGATTGGGGTGCGTGGAGGGCTTTCTGACATGGTCTGGCACAATTGTGGTTATGACGAGATATGCCAAGCGTGTTGACGGGAACCACCGGGAGGTTGTGGATGGTCTGAGGGCTTCGTTACCTGAGGCTACGGTATTTGATGCCTCTGGAGCTGGTCGGGGTTTCCCTGACCTGGTTGTGGGGTGGAAGGGCCGGAACTGGTTATTTGAGGTGAAGGATGGGTCTCGGGTTCCTAGTCGCAGGAGGCTGACTACGGCCCAGCAGGGGTGGCAGTTGGGTTGGCAGGGGCAGGTCGCGATTGTGCACAGTGCAGCGGATATATTGGCAGTGATGGCCCGTGAGGGAGCGGCCTAGAAGGGGATTTCGTCCAGGGCATCGATCTTCTCTGTTTCGACCTTTTCGGTCTCGGCCTCCTGGGGTTCTGGGTTTGCTGGTTTTGGTGGGCCTATTCTGTCGAGCTGCCAGGCTACGAGGTTGACGTAGAATCGTTCTTTGAACTGGTTACCCCTGATGTCGAAGGTGACTCGGACGAGGTCGTCTACTTGGAAGTTGTCAGTGAGGGCTGTTCTATCTTTGACGCACTCGAACTTGATTAGCTGTGGGTATTTGCTGTCTTGGCCTTCGATGACGAACTCGCGCTTGGTGAAGCCTGAGTCGAAGGATTGGATTCCGCTGATGACCTTTAATTTTCCGGTTAGTTCGAATGGTTTGCTCACGTCGATTTTGGGTATGTTGATCGACATTGTATGGGGACGTGTCGAAGGGATCTATCAGAATGTTGCAGAAACGGCTTGCGAAGGCTTGACAGGGGTCGTTAGAATCCTCCGGAGGAAGAAGAAGACTCCGTTCACTGCGTGAACTGCGCGATGTCTGACGCCATCTTTGCTGGTGTAGGTAGTTGAGTTTCTTGGGTTGAGTATGGATGGACAGGGGATGATTGAATCGTACTGTATGAAACGAATTATCTTATGGAGTGGGCTGGTCCTTGCGACTGGCATCGTCCTGTCACTGACTAGCTGCGCTGGTTTGAAGATCTCGGTGGAATCTGAGCTGGATGCGAACGCTGGCAGCTTGCTGAACCTGTTTGAGTGATGGCTAAGAAACCGTTCAAGTCGAAGACGATCTGGTTGGGGTTACTGACCTCGATCGTATCTGTCGCGGCCGCGAAGTTCCCTGAGGCCTCTGCGTTCATTGATGACCACTGGAATATCGTGGGAGCGATCCTGGGAGGGATTATCATCGTGCTCCGGGGGCTGACGAAGCGGCCGCTCCAGCTTATCAGTGAGTAGGAAGCGGAAGCGCAAGCCTGCGGATGTCGGCCGGTTCCGTAAGGGCCAGGAGATAGCGTCGTCACCGGACGGCTACGCAGTGTGTATGCTGTGTCAGTCGATTGTGACGGCAACTACGTATTTGTGTCCTCTCTGTCACGGTTACCGGTTCAACTCCGACCCGCGGCTGGTGGTCTCCTGGGCCTTGGAGCTGGCCTTCAGCGAGTCTCAGGCTGTTCCACCTCTGGGGACTCGGTAGCGTCCTCCTCGACCTTGTCCAGGCTCGTGATGGCATACCAGAGCAGCTCGGCCAGGTGGGCTTGGTCATCAACTCCCTTGATCCCCACGATCTCGAGCAAGGGATACTCGGTGCGTCCCTGGTCGTAGATTGCCTTCACGCGGATTTCCGCGGTGAGGTGGCCGTTGGTGGGGGGCTTGAGGGTTTCGGGGTGGAAGCCCAGGATTTCATTAAGATCGGGTTTGAAGGACATAGAACTCAGGGATAAAGAATACCATTCCAACTCCGGTTTCGGAAAGCAAGAGATCTCTGGGTCACATTTTAGGGTGCCGGAAATTTTCCACACGGTTGACCAGATATTGCCCGGCGCCGTAATACCTCGGACACGGTCGTGTAGGGTTTTCGGCATGGATCCGAGCGTCCTGCAACTAATTGAAAACGGAGGACTTATCGGTGCGTTGTGCGTTGCCTGCTGGTTCCTCTCCCGGAGAAACGAGATTCTCATTGCCAAGGTCGAGTCACGGTATGACGCCGAGCTGTGCGATATGCGCAGGCGCCAGACTGACTGCGAACGGGACCGTGAGAACCTCCACGCTAAGATCGCGGCCATCCTTGCTGGAGATGACTGAAGAGGAAAAATACGCGGCCTTCCTCTCTGCCCTGCAGCTCCGGTGGTTTTCACCGCGGGAGGTGATGAACTATGCGAAGTCCACGCGGAATGGGGTTCCAAACAGCCTGCCACCCGAGGACCTCTGGACGAACCTTCCACCGACTCTCTGGGTCATTGATTCCCTACGTGAGAGTGTCGGCCTGCCTATCCGGCTGACCTCTATTTACCGGAGCCCGGCCTATAACAAGGCCGTGGGTGGCAGCTCTGGGAGTTTCCACATGAAGAACGCTGCCATCGATTTCCAGGTAGACGGCATGGGGCCACAGCAAGCGTTCAATGCCCTCAACAAGATGCGTCACGCAGGAAGTTGGCACGGTGGACTCGGAGCCTACGAGACATTTACTCACTGCGATGCTGGCCTGCGGCTGAGCAATGCAACCTGGTAATAAAGTAGAATAGAATCATGGGACTTGGATTAGGCAATATGCTGGCGCAGCAGTCTGCGCAGGATCGGCTCACCCCAATGCTGCTGGACGACACTGATGTTCCCGCGGCAACGATGGCATTCGGGCTACGCAGGCTCCGCGCTGCATACACAGGTTACTGCCTGATCGTTCGACGAACGAGTGACGACGAGACAGTCTACGTTGCATTCGATGCCCAGGACAGGATCAGTGGAAACAGTGTGATCGTGGTGAAGACCGGGTCATATTCCGGAACACTGACCCTCGGTGAATTTACCAAGAGCACAGATGCCATGATCACTACCTGGTATGACCAATCCGGAAATGCCAACAATCTCACGATGACCACTGCCGGGTCTCAACCCAAGATAGTTGACGACGGTACGTGTCTGACGACTGTAGAGTTCGATGGTTCTGCGGACCTAATGAAAACTGCTTATGAGTTTGAGAGCACAACTGACGACTTCACCTACCTGGCCTTGGTTAAGCGTCACTCTGCTGCGTCAGGGTTGCTTGGGTTTATGAGCGACCTCAAGACGTATAACAGTGGCTCTGAAATCGACTGCAACGCTGACGAATACTCTCTCCGTATCGACAGCACTGACCTGGATACCGGGCTAGCCCCACGCACCAACGCAAAAGACTTGATCATCGCTTCTTACGATCCTGCGCTCTCGAGCAACGAACAGAAAGTGCGAATCAACGGGAAGCTGTTCCAGCAGGATTGCACAGAGGACATCGCGGCAGCGTCACGGGAACCATTCTCTATCGGAGTTCGCAGAAGTGACGATGGTGGCTATGCCGTGGACGGGTATTGGCACGGGGACATCCAGGAGGTGGTCTGCTGGGAGACCGCGCTGGATGCGTCTGAGGCAGCAGGGGTTGAGGCTAACATCATGTCTTACCATTCAATCACGAATCCAGAGTCGCAGTGGGCAGTCGCTCTCGATGGCACCAATGATTATGTTGATTGCGGAACTGGACTTGGGGACGCTCTGGGTGACAACTACGCTGGGAGTCTGACGGTCTCGATGTGGTTCAAAGCGGGTGTGACGAGCGGCAACGATGGACTATTTACCCTTGGGGACTTCTCAAGTTCAAATGGGGAATTCCAAATTCTACTTAGCAGTAACATCCTACGGTTTTGGCTCAACAATAACGGGTGGCAGAGGGAGGTAGCCTTCACGGATACGGCAAGTTGGCATCATCTTGTCTGTATATATGAAACAGGGAGTGAGTCAGACAGTAAGATGTATCTGGACGGCATAGCAGTCGGGTCCACCACTGGCACGTTCCCTTCTGCTGCGGATATGGACTTTGACGGTCTCAAAACAATCATTGGAGCTTATTGGTCGTCCTCTTACCCGTTCGTTGGCAGCATTGACGAGGTAGCCGTCTGGGACTCGGCTCTGTCGGCAGCACAAATTACGGCCATCTACAATGGCGGGACACCCCAATCTCTCGCCTCATACAGCCCCGTCGCATGGTGGCGGATGGGAGACGGCGACTATTATCCCACCCTTAAAGATTCGTCAGGCAATGATTATGATGGCACCATGACAAACATGGAATCTTCCGACATAAAAACGGATACACCTTAAAAATAAAAAAAATATGAATTATAATAACAGACATTACATGACCCTTCCCTTTTCAAGCGTTACGGAGGACATGATGGACGCGGCGATGGAGTCATCCTTCGACACCTTGCGCCATTCCGTGGAGGGAGAGGGAGTAGATAGGGTTGTCTTAAAATACGAAGGCGAAAGGCCTGCGGTATTTAATGGGATTACTACCTATACCCATGCAGAGATACTTGAAATCATGAGTGGTCCTGATTGGACCCCGCCTGACCCTCA